TCAGCTAAGAATACTAATGTTATGAGAAATATTGAGGCTTACCTTGATATTGATGCATTAGTAGCAGCAGGTGGTAGTTTCTCAGACGGAGACATCTTTCAGGTGTTAGAAATCCCTGCGAATACTCTAGTCTTAAATGCAGGTGCAGAAGTGATGAAAGCATTCACAGGCAGTTGTACTCTTGACATGGACTTTGCAGCAGGTGATGACATTATTGATGGTGCAGATATAACCTCAACAGGTTTTTGTGCAGCAGGAAGTAATGGTCAAACTAATACTATTGTAGGAAGTGCAGCTTCAACTTATACTCAATTTGTAACTACTACAGATACTATTGATGCTAAGATTGCAGGTGCTGCTCCAGCTACAGGAAGACTTAGAATGTATGCCACTGTTATTGATTTAGCAGGTCATGGTTTAGATGATAAGCCTGATGAAGTCGATAGAGACCAATTAGCTTAAATTTATATGAGAGAGCAGGGCAACTTGCTCTTTCATTTTTATAGGAATTATAATGTCAGGAACTTTTCTCTCGCTAACAAATACAACTTTGGCTAGACTAAATGAGGTGCAGTTAACTTCATCTAACTTTACTAGTGCTAGAGGCATACAAGTTCAGGCACAAAATGCAGTAAACGAATCTGTAAGATATATAAACCAACGAGAGTTTAATTACCCATTTAATCATGCTACAGAAACAAAAACAGTGACTGCAGGTGTTGTTAGATATAGCATACCTACGTCTGCTAAAACTGTAGATTACAACACATTTAGAATTGTTAAGGATAGTGACTTAGGTAATTCAGGATACAGATTAGGTCAATTAGATTACAACGAATATATAAACTCTGTTAGTGACCAAGAAGATGAAATAAATACAACAACAACTAGCACAACACACACAGACAGTGTAACAACAATAACAGTGGCTAGTACAACAGGATTTGATTCTGCAGGTACATTGCACATAGGCAATGAAGAAATTACATATACTGCTATAGGTAGTAGTACAACATTCACAGGATGTACAAGAGGTGCAGGTGGCACTACGGCAGCTTCAATAGCTAGTGGTGTAACAGTAGCACAGTTTGACCAAGGGGGTGTTCCTGAACACGTAATTAGAACACCTGATAACAATTATCTATTGTACCCTTTTCCCAACAAATCATACTCTGTAAAGTTCGACCACTTTACATTTCCAACAGATATGTCTGCTCATAGTGATACAACAAGTATCCCTGAAAGATTTGATGCTATTATAGTAGATGGAGCTACAGCTTTTGTTTATCAGTACAGAGGTGAAACTGCACAATATCAACTTAATTTCCAAAGATTTGAACAGGGCATAAAGAATATGCAGACATTATTAGTAAACAAATATCAATATGTTCGTTCTACATATATACCTAGAGCAGGAACTTATGGAGCAAATACACTAAACGCAAGGCTTAACTAATGGCAGATTTATCTCAAACTACCCCCTCTGCATTCAACTGCGAAGGTGGTCTAGTATTAAACAAATCTACCTTTATGATGCAACCGGGTGAAGCCTTAGAGTTGAGAAACTTTGAACCTGCAGTAGATGGTGGATATAGAAGAATAAATGGATTCTCTAAATATGTAACTGCAATAGTTCCTTTTACATCTAGCTCTGCTGAAAGAATACTTATGGTAGCGACCTTTGGTGATGTTGTTTTAGCAGCTAGAGGTGAGAAAATATTTAGTGCAACTCCGGGTGGTTCTTCTTGGACAGAAAGAGACACAGGTAGAACTAGTGCAGGTAAATATAACTTTGAACGATTTAATTTTGATGGCACAGATAAAATAGTTGTAGTAGATGGTACTAATGCACCTACAGTATTTAACTCTAGTTTAGCAGCAACAGATGTAAGCGAAAGTTCCGTATCAGGTTCTAAGTTTGTGGTATCGTTTAAGAACCATATGTTCTATGCAGGTAAATCTACTACTAAACAAGAAGTTGTATTTAGTCAACCTTTTGATGAGGATGCATTTAATAGTGGGTCAGGAGCAGGTAGCTTCAAAGTTGATGACGAGATAACAGGACTTAAAGTTTTCCGTGATGACTTATTTATATTTTGTGAAACTAGAATATTTAAATTAACAGGTAGTTCAAGTTCTAACTTTGCAGTAGCAGATGTAACAAGAGATATAGGATGTATCAATGGCGATACAATCCAAGAATTTGCAGGTGACTTAATATTTCTAGGTCCTGATGGTTTAAGAACCATTGCAGGTACTGCAAGAATCGGTGACGTTGAATTAGGAACTATAAGTTCTAATGTTCAATCTATCTTTAATGATAATATAGCTAATGCGTCTTTATTTGATTCAGTTGTTATAACAGATAAAACACAATATAGAATATTTTTTACAAAGTCTAATGTTGGTGAGAATCAAACTAAAGGCATAATATGCGTATTAAAAGGAACTAAGTTTGAGTTTTCAGAGATACAAGGTATAAGACCTGCTTGTACAGATAGTTTTGTATCAGAAGGAAATGTAATAGTTTTACATGGTGCGTTCCAAACAGGCTATATATATAGACAAGAATCAGGTAATACATTTGATGGTACAACTATATTTGGTAGATATAGAAGTCCTGATTTAACTTTTAATGACCCCGGAATAAGAAAACATATGCAGAGGGTTATAATTAATTATCAACCTGAAGCAGCCATAGATGCAGACTTATTTGTTAGATATGACTATGAAAGTAAAGATTCTTCTAGACCTGCAGCATATGCTTTAGATTCAGAAGATGTTGTTGCTTTGTATGGTACATCTGTTTATGGAGTACCTATATATGGGGGAGCATCACAACCCTTAGTAAGACAAGCAGTTGAAGGTTCAGGATTTGCTGTCGCATTAAAAGTAGAAGATGGTGGAGAAACTGCACCATACTCACTTAAAGGTTTTCAATTAGAATATCAGTTAGGAGCTAGACGTTAATGGGTGATACATATACTAGACAGTCCTCGTATACAGATGGAGATGTGATAACTGCTGCTCATACCAATAATGAGTTTAATCAGTTATTAGCAGCATTTGCATCAAGCACAGGACACTCACACGATGGTACTACAGGAGAAGGTGGTCCTATAACTAAACTGTTAAGTAATGCACTTACGTTTGGAGCAGGTACTGCAGGTACAGATATAACAATTACATTTGATGGTGAAACAGCAGATGGTGTTTTAAAATGGATGGAAGACGAGGATTATTTTGAGTTTAGTGATGACATACTTATTGCTTCTACAGAGAAGCTACAATTCAGAGATACAGCAATATACATCAATTCAAGTACCGATGGACAACTTGACATTGTTGCAGACACAGAAGTACAAATAGCTGCAACAACTATTGACATAAATGGTGCAGTAGATGTATCAGGCAACTTAGGAGTAGGTGGTAACTTAACTGTTACAGGTACAACCACATTCAATGGTGGTACAATGACGTTGGGTGATGCTGCTACAGATAATGTTGTGTTTGGTGCAGACGTAGATTCTAACATTATACCTGACGATGATGATACATATGACTTAGGTTCTTCTAGCCAACAATGGAGAGACTTATATGTTGATGGTGTAGCTTATGTAGATAGCATAAACTTTAATGGTACTGCTATTGCATCAACTGCAGCAGAACTAAACATAGTAGATGGTGGCACTTCAGCTAGTTCTGTAACTATAGTAGATGCAGACAGATTAATACTTAATGATGATGGCACTATGAAGCAGATAGCTGTAACAAGTTTAGCTGCTTACTTAGATGATGAAATAACTGCAATGCCTAATCTTACATCTGTAGGAACACTAGGCACACTTACTGTAGATAACATAATTATAAATGGTACAACCATTGGACATACATCTGATACAGATGCTATGACTATAGCTTCTAATGGTAACATCACTATGTCACAGAACTTAACTGTAACAGGTGACTTAACTATATCAGGTGATGATTTAGTTATGGGTACAAATACATCAGGGCATATACTTGTAGCTGATGGTACAAACTTTAATCCTGTAGCAGTAGGTGACTTATCAGAGATATCTACTGTAGCTAATGATGATGTATTCTTAGCAGTAGACACTTCAGGTGGTGGACTTAAAAAGATTACTAGAAGTGCAGTCGTATCAGGACTTGCTACATCTAGTGCTATATCAAACTTATCAGAGGATAGCACTCCACAGTTAGGTGGGTCGCTTGATGTTAATAGTCAGGATATTGTTTCAGTATCTAATGGCAATATTACACTTACACCTAACGGAACAGGTGTTGTAAGACTAGATGGTAATGTAGATATTCAGAGTGGATTGATTGACCTAAAGAATAGTGGTGCAGTCTCTAAGATTAAGTTCTACTGTGAATCAAGTAATGCACACGCACAGACAGTACAAGGTGCTCCACACTCAGAGAGTGCATCTAATACTTT